CTCCATAGCTTTCACGAACTGCTGGGCATTAAGGGTTAATCTAGCTTCTATAGTACCTGCACTAGGCATAGTTTATTTACCCTTCGCTTTAATAGCCATCTTCTTCTTTACTGCCTTCAGGGTTTCTGTGTCAGTCCTAGCATCCTCCAACAGAAGAAGCCTCATCTGCTCCTGGAGCTTCCACAGCTTGTTCTCTCCTTTCTTCTCGCCATGGAATCCAAAAGACATGTTGTAGATAGACTCCAGTTGCCGCCTAATGTTGTAGGCCCTAGCCGCTCTAGAGAGGTATGACAATTTGTCGTATGGCATCCCCTCTAGTAGTTCGTATGAGACCCCACCGCATGACGCTTCCATAATGGAAAAATACAGGGTCATGCGGTCTATTATTTTTTTGCCTTCTTCTTCTCCTCACCCTCAGGGATCTCAGCCACACCCTGCATCTCACCCGCTACTAGAGTCATAATAGCGGATAGAACCCGCTTGGGCATAGCCCTTAGCTCTTTCTCCAGGTCTTTCCGTTCCTTAGCCGCCAGGTTAGCTGCCATAGCCTCTAGCACATAAGTAAGGGGGATTCTATTAGCTTCTGTATAGTTTTCCGCTTTCACAAATTCATTCATTTGAGAAGACAGCTCAGCCAATTTCTCCGATGTATCCTGCGAAATAGCAGGAATTTCATAAGTCTTACCTTTAAAGGTAAACTCCTCCCCCCCACCGAGATTAGTAAAATCTCTAGCCATAAAATTACCTCCTTAGTTCTGGATTAGAAATCCTGCACCCAAACTCCGTAAGTTGTTGATTTAACTGGCAGTGCGATTCGCATATACACCATCTTTCCATGCCTTCTTAGCAGCCTGTCTAGATCGTTCCCTAGCATCAGGATTTCTCCTATAATACTCCTTCATAGCCCTGGACTTAGCTTCACGCACTGCCTTAGATCTCTTCTTTCCAGTATTGCTTTTCGAGATCTTCTTTTTGGTACTAGTACTACATTTCCTACCGATGTTGGCATCAAGTATAGCCTGTCTGTGTTCTGGAGATAGCTTTCTGCCTTTACCAGCCTCAGATATCTTCCTACGAGTTTCTGCTGATACTTTCTTTCCCTTATGGTGTTCGCCAATATGCTTAGTAAATTTAACCTTCTCAAGATTGGATATTCTGTCATCCAATGAATTATGGTTTTTGTGATGTATGACATATCCCTTACCAGGAACGACAGGATCATCTTTGTAGAAGGTATTCCAAACATAGTGGCTATATTTTACCCTCTTTCCTTCTAATCTAAACACCCAATAGGCAGAATCTTTTTCTCTATCCCTTCCCCTAGTCTGCTTGTATAACCTCCTCCCTTTAGGTGGTCTTGGCAATTCCCTTCCGAATACTGGATAATCATTTACTTGTTCCTTCTCCTCCCTGAACACAAATTCTAGTTCCATAATACACCTCCTTATAGTTTTGGAGATTGTATCATGGTGGCGGTCCAGAGTAAAGCTGAAAAAAGTATAATGATATCGCTAACTTGCCGCCCCACCGATGCGGAACAGGTTGTCGCCATCAGTCCTACCATCCACAGGGACACCCTTGAAGGTCACAGCCCACACACGCTGGTCACCAACGGTGTAGCTGATTTCCTGCACTTCACCAGCATTGGGAACGGCCCTGTAGACAACGATAGGCTCACCACCATCAGTAGGATCTAGCACCAGCCTTCTAGCAGTAAGCTCAGCGCCAACAATCCTACCGAAACTAACCCTATCGGTTATGGAAGTGTTATCCCCAGTAGGAAAGTACTTGGCTATCTTAGCCAGGGTTTCCTCAGCTATGTTGGCTACTATCTCAATAGTAGTACCCATATCGTGGTAGCCAACCACTGCGTCACCGTACCTGTCCACTTTCTTTTCAGCAGCCAGAGTACCAATCCTGACAGTGGCACCGCCCAGAGTATGCCCAACGTGCTCATCGTCATAGAAAATCTCACATACTCCTAGCCGAACGTTAGTGATGTCATAATTAGTTTCCATCCTCTTACCTCCTAGATCTTGTTAACAGTCTTACAATAACGACATTTGATTTTTATCTTACCCTTCCAGACATAGCCACGTTCTACATAAGCATAGACAACACCGCATTCCTCACCTACAGCTTTGCTGAGGGGTCTCCCACAAACGGAACAGTAGCCCTCTTCAGCCGTATGGTCCTTGCAATCGTTACAGCCAACTATTTTTCCTTTGCAATTCGCCCGAACAGAACCCCTAGTCATAGCGTGTTTCCAATAATCGTTCTACTAAGCACTCCAATCAATCGCACGGTTATATGATGTCTGTAGCGCCTTTCACTAGCAGATTCTCCCTCTATAGGCAACTCCATGTCCTCAGTTATCTTCATCTGCAGTATTCTATAGTTGGTAGTATTGAATGCTCCGTATAAATCTAATATATTCCTAAGCCTTTTGGCTACATCCCCTTTAGCATCTGAATCATAGGAATATATATCGAAATGAAAATAGGTATCCCCTAGCTCAGCTCTATCCACTGAACGGGAACCAGCTCCATAGTTTCTATAGTGGTATATAATATAAGCAGGGAGGGTGGCACTAAGGGTGACGTTCAAGGCAGGATACCACTCATACACTCTAGGATCACTAGCGGTATATCCAGTCAGCCCTTGTAGAGTTACATCTGGTATTATTAACGTCCCTATAACGTACTCTTTAATCTCATCCACCAGCCTACCTCATTAATCCGTATTCACTTATCGCCTGAGCTATTCTGCGTATCATGAATTCTACGTGGTGTGGAGCAGTCATCACATAGCGCATAAAATATCTAGGCATTATAACTCCCCATCCTGCCTTCCCACCAAACTCTATAATACCAGCATGAGGGGCATCATTCCTAACCCATCCAGATATCCATATGTGACCAGGAAGAAACTCAGCTCCAGCATCAAAACTGTCTGCTATACTAGGATAACCCAAAGGGTAGCTTTGGTCAGCAGCAACATCGTGGAAATGCACTATAGGTTCAGGGTCGTATATACTCCCCCATGCACTGGCAACCCATGTAACCTTTGGCCTGGACGGATCTCTTGGCTCATAATCTCCTGCACTTCCATGGTAGAGAGTCCATTCCTTACCTGTCCCCTCATCGTTAAGTTCAAATCTAAACCTCATAGAGTCTACAGCATACTGCATGGCGTTCTCTACGCCCTCAAACGCTTTATCTCTAATGTGGCGCTTAACGCCAACCATGTGTTTCATCCATTCCTTGATATTTATTACAAACTGTACTGGCTCACCATATTGGCTACTGCCAGTATGTTCCCATGGGGAAATATCAACATCGTCATAAGGCATTAGTAGTCCACCTTCTCCAGATCTGCCTCTATATGAGAGCTTCTCCCTACAGAGTCTGGATGAGTGCGGTCAACCTGGAATATAGCGCTGGGGCTGTCCAGGAAAACCTTATCTCCCTCTAGTACATCTGTGCCAAACTCAAAGAACCCCAGGAAAGTAGTCAGTGTAGTCCTTCCAAACTGCAGAGCCTGGTATTCCTCCCTAACTATAGTAGCTAGCTGGACATTACATCTAACGTCAGTGGCAATAGTAGTCCATGCCACATCTGTCTGCCCCCGTGTGCCAACAGTAGTAGTCTCCCTCTTTATAGTGCATGTCTGTACTAGCAGGTCTTCTACAGCCACAGCAACCTCACTTAAATACTGATCTCTTGTAGGAATCAAGTGATCTAAATAGCCATTTGTCTGTGTTCTGAAAGTCATCCCTAGTGTATCTGTATCTGCCCAAGAACTCCTGCTTCAGCCCCACTCGTCCCTTATTGTCCCACACATATTTAACCAGATGGCAGCAAATCATCTTCAATTCAGCAAAATCGTTTGTAGTAATTGCATAGCCAGCATTGTATTTCAGCAGGATATTCTTCTTGTAGGCATCAAAACCACTAGAATAATAGATCTTTCCCTGCTCTGGATACAAAATATACCCATCATCTGCATTCCAAGCAGTGTTTTCTGTTATAGTAGTATCACCAATTTTTAGAGTAGTAATAGAGTTTACTGGATATTGTTTAGTGAAGAAGGTAGCTGTGCCGTCACCATCGCCAATAGCGTCCACTTCATCGGCAGCTACAGTGTAATCGTAATCCCTAGCTTTCAGCTTCCTATCTGTGTATCTCTCCATAAAGGCAGAGATGTAGTTGATGAGCTGCTGAAATTGATCCACATATGTATTGATCGCAGCCCCAACCCACATCTCCAGATCATCCACATCAGCTAGAGTCCATTTTGGTGCTGTTACAGCCATAGTTCCTCCTAAACCTGCTCAGGATATTTGTACCCCAGATCATCAAGGAGCTTCAACAGCTCACCCATGACATCCGCTGGGGTTATCTCCTGCATACATCTGTAAGTTTCACAAATATGAAAATTGGGAGTGTTCTGGCAGGGAGCGCAATTGAGGAGACTCTGCACTAACCTAGCTTTCTTATTCATGTACGGACCATTCTTACTGGCTAGAGTAGAGCCAAATAACACTATCAGGGGTACGTTCAGCGCATCAGCAATATGCATCAGACCAGTGTCAGTAGTAACTAGCACATCTAATACAGTTATTTTGCGGATTGTAGCAAGTATGTCTAGCTTGTCAACAAAATTCTTAACATTGTAGTCTTGGAAAGCCAGTGAGCCTTTCACGCTCTTGGCCCATTTCTTTTCTTCCTTGCCCTTACCCAGTAGGGATATCTCAGCATCTGTGCCAAAAGTGTTATACAACATAATAGCTAGGTGCTGGAAGTGGGGCCACGCCTTCCTACTCCAATCCCAGGTTGATTCTACAAAATAGCCATTGCAGAAACCAACTTTAAGCCTAGTGAGCATGTTTTTGCAGGATATAGTATAAGTCTCACCATCTCTATGGTGACGACCAAACTGATACCTGACTCCAATAATCTGCTTTGGTATCTTACCTCTATACCCATTATTGTATAACCCACTCATATAGAACTCAATTTCATGCTCTTTAGTCTGCAACCAACTATCATCTTCGTCCTCAAACTCTGATTTTATAGTAGCAATATCTCTAAAGTAATGCCAACAATCGAATCTTTCTCCATGAGATACCCAAAATATCTCCTCATACTTATCTTTACGGAAAGTATTAATGTCAAACTCCACTATTTTATTACTGAACTCCAGAGAATTGAATAGAAACTCTACTGGAGGTCTTCTACTATCAGTCCATTTTTTATCCAGGTACAGATCTATCTTAGCACCTGTCATTTTATGCAGTGCTCTAAGAGCGGGAATAAACATTATGAAATTTCCCAGGCCATTGTGGAAACAGGTTGCTACTAATTTAGCCATTTTTAATCCTACTCAAAAGGTAGTCTACTCTACTATCCCAGGTGAAGGTCCTGGCTTTCTTCTCTCCACTTTTAGCTATAGCTTCTCTAACATTGCTGTAAGTCATGTAGTACAGCAGTTTCTGTTCACAGTCATCCAAGGTATTCCATGTCACTAGATCCTCGCCATCAACAAATCCTAGCTTTTCAAATAGAGGAGTGTGCTCAGCCAGCAACATACAACCGCAAGCCATACTCTCCAGGTGCTTCATAAAGAAACCCTTGTGTCTATCATTAGCCGTAACAAAAATCCTCATATTGTTCAAGTAATAGACGTATTCTTCTTTGATCATCCGTTTCCAGAAGAATCTATCACCTACCCTATGACGGAACCGCTCGACCATCTCCATCCTGTTGGGGTAGTGGTAATTCCTATAAGCACCTATAAACCCTGACTGTATCTCCCTGACTCTATTGTTGAAATTCCTAAAGTGCTCAATGTTTATTCCAAAGTGGAAGTAGAAAGTATCTACCTCAGGAACTTCTTTTCTATGCTCTTCAACTCTGTAGTCATTATTCCCTAGAGCCAGAAAGTTCACTCCTATGTTTCGTAGATGCTTTACCCGCTCCTTCATCTTCAAAGTGCTGCTATCCGTATCAAACAAAACAATAGGAGTAGTGTAATTTCTGTAATTAAGACCACGATAAGTATCACCTTCAACGCTGAGTTGTTTTGTTTTTCGCAGTGGTCTATTGATAAATATGAGATCAGACGATTTAAAGTAGTCTTCACTCTTCTTTTGCTTAAACCCCTTCTCTAGAAAAAAGTATTTACATTCCTTAAACCTCTTGGCTAGAGCCTCATTGAGATGGTAGTTCCCTACGTTGTAGCGATTCTCGTAATCAACAGTAATTATGCTAAGTCTATTAAACTTCATACTAATTCTCTAGGCAGTTTAAATACCCACCCTTTCCCAATTAAAAAATCAAGGATGCCAGAGAAATATTCAAAATGCTGCTCCTTCCAATCCTTAGGATGTATTTGCAAAGAATAAACCCCCTCCTTATTTTTTATATCTTCATAGTGCTTATGAAAATAGTGCTTATCCACTTCTCCAGTGTGTTTCTCTATGTGCATCCTCTTTTTCAAAAGAACCTTAGTGGTTTTCTTCCTAGATCTAGTAGAAAACCAAGCTTTTATGTCACCACACCCCTCTAAGAGTTTCGCAGTTGCATCGTCATCTCTGTTATATGGAGCACCGAAAGTACTAAACTTAATACCAGTCTTATTAAAAAAATCATTGAAACATCTATAGAATGACTTCTCCTGACTAGTAAAATTAGCCCCCCTATATTCACTTATACCGTGTGCCTGTCCATGATGCCAAAATTCAACCATGCTAGAAGAATGGATAGCAACTATCCACTTAATATTAGCCTCTTTATTCAAATCCTTCCCTGAAATTCCGATACTTACCTTTATGTCTCTAGCTAAAGCCTCGTACACAAATCTATCCCATCTATCACCAACAAATAAATCTTTCTTGTAAAGAGAAAAATCATCAGCTTTTACTACTATGAATTGTATTTGTTTATTCCTCCAGCAAAAGCATTAATTTCCTTTATAATCTTCCTTAAGTTCTGATATTTTTTATCTAAAACATCATGGCGCTTATTGCCACTATACCCAAATGCTCTACTCTGATTTAATCTTTTAAATTTCTCGCAAAACGCATTTTCTACCAGTTCTATCGTACCTCTATCTGATGATATTCCTATAGCCTCAAGCAAAGATTTCATAGCCACATCGAAATTCAATAGGATGTCCTCATACTTTACCAAAATACTTTCCTCAAATTTTTTTATAGCAAGAAACACAGTGTCCTCGTACCACTTAAGTGTCCTAGCTTCTTTTATAGCTTTTCTAGTCCTATTCCCTAAAATGACATCTACTGGATGACGTACTATATGGATTATCTTATAATCTGGAGCAAAATAAACTTTCCATTGTCTAGCATAATCTATTATACTATTCCTGGGTCCAACATTAGATTTAGACATTTTAGGATATATAAATGGAATTTTTTCACCCCATATATGCTTATCTATATTAAAGCCATGCCTATCTCTTATCTTGGCTCTGATATGTTCTTTAGTACTAGTATCATTCAAATAGAATGTTTCATGAAAAATCCATCTAATATCAGGATGGCAGCATAACAATCTCCTAAGCATAGTAGTTCCACTATTTTGAAAACCTATCACTAATAATTTCATAGACAATTCAGTTAACCTCTATAATTTTATAATAATCTCAGCCAATTTTATAGAAGCTATAGAAGTACTGAGAAAGTTCCAGTAGTACCAGAAAGGGCTGTAGTTAGAATAATTAGTTACAACATCTTTCAGTACGTCCACAAAGTTATCATCACTAGCGAACCTTCCAGTATTCTTATTTACATACATCTCAGATACTCTAGTAGTATCTCTTACTACTATGGGTAGGTTCATAGCTAGATACTCAGGGATAACCCTAGGACAGCTCTCGTAGTCAGTAGACGCCACTACCCCCACTTTAGCTCCACAAGCCCATAGAGGAATGTTCTTCCTAGGAACCCAACCGATGGAAGAAATACGCAGTTCTCTTTCCTCTGCCCATCTCACCACTTCCTCATCTCTATGCCCAATCTGGATTATTTTTAGCCCTGTCCCAGCCAGCTTATCGAACAGCCACTTGTGGCCCTTCAATTTCTTCTGAGGAGCATTGGCTATAAACACTATGTCGTGCCTTTTAGCCACACTTGCAGCATAGAAAACATGCTCACAGGCTGGTTTTATAAGTAGTTCTACTCTATACCTTTTCTCTGCCAGGGCTGCTTTTTGCTCTTCAGTATCTACTAGAACTAGATCGTATGGAGTAAAATCGTCAGCCATACCAGGATCATATCTTTTACCAGCTCCATAATAGATTTTTATAGCATTAGGAAATCTCCGCATTACCTGTACGTATTCCTTAAATCCCCCCCTTGCAAAGATGAGATCTGGAGGTTCTACATTCCCACATTCACCAAAAGAAGGCATCCACCGTTCCACAAAATCATCTTTCAGATAGTGATACCTATGACCGCCCCAATTCCAGGATTCTTTTAGTTCTACACCTAGATTGTTACACGTATGGTAGAAGAGGACCATCCACATATCATCAATTTCCTCAAAGGAATTGAAGGTGATCCTCTCCACATCCTTAGGAACCTGCTGTCTTAAAAGAATGGCCTTCTTCATAATGCCCCCTCTATCAACTCAACCATTCGCTTCATGTTTCTCTCTCTACTGCCTATAACATTCTCTATAGTATTCCTTGCAGTGTCGGCAATAATCATAGCTTTATGACTTGTACACTTAACAGCTTCCACTATTTTGGCATAGAAAGAGCCAAAATCATTTTCAGACATAAAGCCACTATGCCCATCCACCAGCCAATCCCTCATCCCCGCCAATTCAGCAGTAGTCCCCACAACAAGACACCCACATAGCGCTGCTTCCATAGGGCATATATGCAAACCTTCAGAGTAGGTGGGGGCTAACCACACTTTCACTTTGTTGTACACAGTCCTCAAGATGGCTGGACTAGGCTGTTGTATATAAGCATTGAGTAGACGTATATCTAGGGGCTTCCCATCGTTACCAAACATAAGAAAGGCAGCTCTAGCCCCATAAGATCTGTTTAAATGATCGAATGCTCGTACCAACCAATCCTGTCTCTTCCTTGGTTTCTTGTTATTGAGTGCGCCTACTGTAAAATACTCCAGATCATACCTCCTCAGGTTAGTGTTAAAGAATATATCCAAATCCACTCCTGGGTATAGTAATTCAGTGTCTACGTTATACTCTCTCTTTATGAAGAACTTCAATCCTTCACTATTTACCCACTTTACAGTGGGAGCATTATAGATTTTTCCCAAGCTTTTAGTTATCCAAGTTTCATGCGCCCTTATCCAGTGGAACGCCTTCCCCTTCTGAGGGGGCGCAGCCACTACATTCTTAACACTTTGAAATCCAGTAGCTATATTGGCATCTGCATCTGGGTATGCGAGAGGATGCCTAGTCTGAATAAATTCTGCTTTTAAGGGAAACCATGTAAACTTATTGGGATGATTAGAAACACACTTTACTTCATGCCCCATATCAGTAAGGATATTGGCACTATGGAAGAGAGTCTTTGTCCCACCATTGTTACTAAACCCAGTGTCTATCGCATTTATAGTAATCTTCATAGTATTTTCTCTGTATTCGCTATTAGCTCATCAAGATCAATATGGTTACGCATAACCATAGGCCGCTTTTCTACCAACTGCCTAAATTTCTTATAGCTCTTATTCTTAGCGTGTGTGTCACTACCTCCTTCCCATATATCATTCATCTCTACCCTAAGATGCTTGGGCAAGTCGTGATCCTTGCAGTTAACTAGCCAGTCGTTGTCCTTCCTTTTCCTAATATCCCACATCTGTACTGGATAATATCCCTGTCTAAAAGCTAGCAAGAAGAACGCCATATCTTCATAGCCCTTGCCTTTGAATTTGTTGTGTTCCAATCCCCCTACTTGGTAGAAGAGATCCCTATGGAACACGCAGTTGCCCCATCCTACAGTTCTAAGCACCAATCCATTCTTCTTGTATTTGAGTGAGCCATAATCTACTTTTTCAGATTTAGTCAAATGAGGTGCAGCTAATTGTTCTAGACAACTAACACCCCCTATCTTAGCTTGAAAGTCATATAAGTGCCATCTATCGTATATGTAAGCTAGAGTATCAGGCCGTAGTAAAATACTATCAATATCAAAAGTGAATACCAAGTCATATTTAGCCAGGAAGATCCCTATATTTCTAGCTCTAGCCAGATTGAAATTTACTTTCGGTAGGTATCTATAGACAGTCAATCCGTCTATCTTAGACCACTGCCCATATATGTAAGGAATACTCTCATCAGTACTGTGATGATCCACAAATACTATCTCTAGAGGAAACGGGGTTTCCTGCTTGAATAGTCCATCAAAACAGGCATCTATGCAGGATCTTCTATTCCTGTAGGGGATGACTACAGATAGCCCTTTCTTCATACAGCCCTTCCTCTCTTCTTCCGCTCCTGCATAATTTTCTTGTGCTGCTCAGAATCATCCCAAGTAAACTTAGAATACGGGCTGGTTTGCCTCGCTTTCCAACCCTGCCTGAGCTTCTTTGGAACCCATAGTGGATGCTTAGATAAACTACGGTAGTGTACCTCAAAGGGATTAACTATCAGAGCCTTTTGGTGGAATTGCCATCTGTCATACTTAACCTTAGCTATTATTCCCTCATCCAGTCCGTAGCGTTTCAATTCAGCATCGTTCTTATCCCACCCTATCCTCTTCTGTGACTCCAGGATTTCTCTTAGTGGTCTTCTCATGAATACTACAGCATCCTTATGACTAGCTATCTCATGGATATACGCACACATAGTAGGACACTGGAGTACAAAATTCTTGTTTGCCTGAGCGAACTTCTTCAATTGTTCTGGGTACATATCTTTGAGGATATGCTCCTTATACCATTTGTACCCAAGATCTTTAGCTATCATAATAGCGCATATGGTAGTGCCAGATCTTTGAGGCCCAGTAACGAATATCCGCTTGAATTCCCTCAAATACTCAAACATTGTGGGCATTTACACACCTCCATATAGCTCGTTTGCTTCTGTCTTCGGTGAACCCCAAAAAGTCAGTACTGTACCTCCTTTTTAATTGCTGATCTACTTCAACTACATGTGGAGTTGTCTCATCCTTACAACTTGAACTCTCAACATAAAGAGTTTTGAACCTAATATTGTCTAGAATCTCCCATAAATTGTCACCAATATGCTTATAAAGTGCCAACGCAAATACAGCTCCAATAGGCTCTTTGAAATAAGTATTAACGTAATCGACCAATTTCTCAGGATCTACAGCTAAATCAGTAACTACAAAATTTATTTGATGCCCATTATATCTAGCTATATCTCTAGCACAATCAATGTAGGCTTTCTCAGAATCCATCCCTACTATCTTTCTAGCTCCCCGTCTGTAGCTCTCTTGGCACACGCTACCTATATTGCAGCCAAGATCTAATATAGTAGTGCCTCTCATATTCTCTGGGAGGAGCATTTTATCAAATCTATACCGCACATCCCTAGATCCTTTTATGTACTTATCTCCAAGCCAATAGCTCTGGTAAGGCTGAGATCGTTCCTTATAAGGAAATTGGCCCAGCTCCTGGACTTTTCTCTTTATATTGGTCAACTCGTCTTTGAAACAAAGCTTAACAGCATATTCCCTCAATCTCTCTCTAAAGATATCCATGCCAGCCAAATGCACAGCGTCATGGACACTCCTACGAATATCTACTACATAGCCGTTTATGTGATTACACCTACCTTCTAGCAAAATATCACTGAGGGCAGCATCTGAGCATGTGAGAAAACCAGATTCGATAAATTCCTTCTTAAACTTATCCACATCGAATTCCGTTGGTTCTATAGTATTAGCGTTCTGGAAATAGAATCCATAGGCTCCCTTTGGATCACAATGGAAAGCTCCGTAGGGAAAATCACTAATGAGGTTCTTAATATAGAAAAACCCATTCACCTTAGGAGCAAATCCTTTCCTCCATAGAGAGTCAAATATTATGTACTCCTCTACAATATTTAGCAGAGAATCGTAGGAGTAGGTGTCTTCAGTGCCAAAGGTGTGATTTCTTATACTTTCAGCATGTTGCCCCAACTCCCAATCTCTATACTCAACAAAGTGACCGTTGTACTGAAAGGGAAATTTGGCTTCCATAGTAGGAATCCAAATGCTGTGCTTTCCTATCTCAGCGCTATGTATCTGCCCATCTACATCTATGATGCCTAGATCATCGTTTATTCTGGCATACTCATACGTTCTAGTAACCTTCATGAAATGTCCTCCAGAAAAACTCTAGTACTAGCAGCTCCACCATAAGTAATATCTATAACATCTTTAACTCGATGATACATACTGTGATTGGCTTGACAGAAATTAAACCCAGCTTCTCTTATCCTCCATACTCTTTCTGGCCTATCCATATACTCTTTGTACAAATGATAAACTAGCTCTGGATCATCCTTCTTAAACACCACCATATGCTTATCAAGTATGAACACCCTCTCCATCTCACTATAGTAGCGCTGTAGCAAAAATGCCCCCGCTCCTAGATACTGAAACGGACGCACATCCATGTATCCTCGTATATCGTATCCAGCACACACACCCAGAATAGCTTTAGCTGAAGCTGCTATTTCTGCAGTAAGTAACTTGGTATCTGGATACTCGTTGCTAGGGTAAACAGTAACTCCTATATACTTTTGCAGATCGTTTATAAATTTAGTTCTGTGGGCATGTATCCCTTTCTCGTTTAATCTACCAGTAAATACTAAACCATGTTTGAATTTCTCAACAGGAGCAGCTATTTCTTTCTGGTAGAAACAGCCATAGGGCCAGTAGTACGTAGGGACTTTCCATAGATTACTAAAGTATTGCAGGTTGGCAGTTTGATTCACCAGACAGGCATTCACACTATCAGATATATCGTGAGGATATCTCGGCTCGGTTCTAGCATCCCCCAAATGGTAATAGACCTTTGTGCCTATACGCTTTCTCAACCCACGCAGTTCCTTGAGATTCTTTGAAACTTTCTCCTCGTCTTTGCCAAAAATCATATGGCAGAAAAGGATATCTGGCTTAAACTCATCCAGATTTTTACGTATCCCTTTCCAATTCTGCCTAATATTTATTGGCCTAAACCAGCACCCATTAAGGATTGAACCCTCTTGTGTACCAGCTAGATAATAACTAAAATAGTGATCCCAATCTCCTAGAGTTACTACTCTAATTGGCCTTTTAGGTTTTAGCACTCCGTATCTCCTTAACTAATAATTCTAGCCTATAGTACCCTTTCCAATATTCTCTATCATAGTTAGCCCTACTATTACATGAGCAACATAACGTTACCAGATTATACGGAGTACAATTCTTCTTGTCATAGTCTATGTGGTGTACATAGAGATTACTAGATGTACCCCAACAGTCCTTGTTCATGCAACTATATCCATCCCTATCTAGTATATAATCTTTAAGGCATCTATCCCAATCCTGACAGTAGGGCTCTTTCTTCTTTCCTCCTTGCCAATTTGGATTGTTAGCTCCACTAGTCCTTAAACTGATAGCTAGCCGCTGCTCCTCATCAAAATAACATATGCCTTTCTTTTTTCTACTCATCTTATCTCTCATCTCTGGTGTCCATACTCTTTGCTTATTCCTCTCTACCAAAGCTTTTATGTGATCTTTGGTTGGTTTTGGACGGTTCTTCCTAGCACATGACATACTACAATACTTTCCCTTATTTAGTACCTGTGTAAGAAATGGCTCATTACACTCCATACAGCTATCCTCATATCTATAAGTATGAGTATTCTTGAACCATACTCCCTTGCAACTATCTAATACTAATCCTTCTATATTATCCCAACATATCTTCACGTTTGTACTCCATTTAAGAAGTAGCTAAAGTAGTAATCCCAATCCCCTAGGCAGCATACTCTAATCGGTCTCTTAGGCTTCATCGACACTCCATATGTGAGATATCAACATTGTAATCCCTAATTATAGCATCAATAATCTTCCTAGATGCTGCATAGTCATGCTTAGTAGTGTACACTCCCTTAAACCTAGAAGATCCCAAAGTCTGAAAATTTTCGCTCTGCCCCAACCACAAATTATCAAACCCAAATAGTCGTATTTTCTTAACATTTAGCCGCTCTACAGCTATTATTATTGCTGCCATGCCTCTACAGAATTTCTTGAAGGTCTTCCTGGCTCTCATCCCCCTATACATCTCTAACCATTTCTCTAGATCAGCTCTATATAACGGCCCATCGTACCTGTCCACGTACTTGAAGTAGTTGTTGGAGTTAAAGACCCACACCTCTATATTAGGAATAACGCCATCATGGACGAACCTGCTAAATTGAAGGGTAGTAGTGCATAAGTAATCCACCCTCTCCCCTCTATCTTCCACCTCACATCCATGCATAAAGCCATTGAATCTCACAATAGGGCAGTCATACGAATCTATAACTTTCCCCAGATTAGAGCCTCTCATACTAGGCCCATGTCCCACAATAACAATCACACTCCAAAATCCCTATAGAAATCCTCAATATATACCCGTGGTCTATCCAAACGTCCCTCAAAGATATCAATCACATCCTTTACCCTATTCCTGTAGTTGTGGTACTTTTGCATATAATTGAAGGCTCTATAGCGAATATCTTTATCATTACCATACCTAAGAAATAGTTTCTCCAATTCCCTGGGATCATCTATATCATCAAAGAACACTACATGCTTTCCATGAGTAAAAATCTTCTCAGCTATGGCAGTCCTCTTGGCAAATACTACTCCACCGTACCCACCAAATATGAATGGTCTAGCATCCAAGCTGTACTCAGCGTACTTGGGGGAAGGGACAGCCAGTATCCCTTTGGAAGTCAAAGCTATATCTCTATTGTAGAAATGGGTCCGTCCCAATTTCTCGTTCAGGACCTCTAGCTGCAAAACATTACTACCTTGGCATTTCCTTACAAACTCTGTCCTTTTTATGTACCTCTTGTGCTCAGACATATACCCAAGGAAGCTCATATGGTAGATCAAGTTCTCCTTTGATAGCTCATTACTCTGCCAACAAGCAAAAGGCCAGAAGTAGCTTTTTACTTTATATGTCTTCTCGCAGAGATTCAGATACTCTTTAATATCAGTATTGACCAGACAAATATCCACAACCGTCCTGAGATCAAAAGGGAACCTGAGGGTTGGCCTAGGATCACCAATATGCAAGGCTACTCTAGTGGCGAATTTAGTCTTGAGTTCTACTAGAACTTCTAATAGTCCTTCATGATATTCGCTCTCCTCCCCGAATATAGAATGACAAAACAGGATATGCGGCTTCATCCTAAACAATCTCTCCCTAATGCTCTTCACATGCGACTTTGCAGACTCGTCCCCACAAGGATTATCAAGTCCTATTCTATCCACCTGCCATCCATTGCGTATAGTACCTTCTATAACACCGTGAAGAAAAAAAGATATCCACTTTCTGAACTTACCAAGTACCATAACTCTATAGTGCATTACCACACCCCGCTCTTGACTTGCATCCTATCATCTTTCCCTAAATGCTTGAAGTACGGCTCTTCACCAACACCTCCATATATATAGGTGCCGACAGTCCTAGAGAACTCAGTCTTATTGCCTTTCTTAATACTAAATGCTGCCCTTATATGTTCATTGAGTTTCCAAATGAAGGGTCTTTGGTGAGGCTTCCCAGTAAAATCTATAGCTAGAAAAGGTCTAAAAAATTCCATGTCCCATAGTGCAGGATTGAGGTACACAGAATCTGATGTAGTTAGCCTTTCCTCACCTAACCGCACTTCCTCCTTATGCCAAATATTCTCTCCCTCACCTTTATATTCCATAGTCCTTCTTTTGTTGAATCGCAATTGAGCTATTGACATAATATCAGACCAACTATGGATCATAGATAGAACGCTGTCTAAGTTAAGTGGCCTAATTAATTCCCAATCATCCTGCAGATAAAACATATAGGGACTACTAAAATATTTGGAGAAATACGAAAACGCTCCTGACAATCCTATGGGTGGATTATTACATTTCAAATGGTAATTATCCAAAAATTCTCCTAACAATCCCACACATACAGTGGATTCATTAGGAGCAACATAATCCTCATTGACAAAAAATCTAAATGTGCCTGAAAATATCACCTTGTCAAGAAATGACTCCAATGTTCTTCTTAGCAATAATGGTCTGCTGGCACTGGTTATAAAGACATCAAGCATACAACTGACCCCTCCAATGGGCGATAGTCCACTCCAGTCCTTTATCTAGATCCACTATAGGCTTCCATCCTAGGATACTATAAGCTTTATCGTAGACGCTATTCAGGTAGTATATTTCTCCCACCCTCTCAGGTTTAGTATTCCAGTTTACTTTTCCCTTCCATCCTATCATATCAGCTATTTTATCAACTAGATCAGCTATCTTTATAGCATTGGGAGGACCAGTACAGAATACTTGTCTAGAGCTTTTATCCACACTGTCTAGAACTGTCTCATATAGAGAGAGGAGATCATCTATAAATAGAAAGTTCCTGTAGGGTTCAGCATAGCCAAGATTGATCTCGTTAGGATTCTTCAACATCTGAGTTATTATCTGCTCCACTACAAAAAAATCATTGTCGATCCTCCCATAGGTGTTAGTCTGCCTTAGTATACAGTAGGGAAAATTATAGGCTCTGCCAGCGTATTCTAGGTATTTCTCACAAGCCATCTTAGCTACAGCATATGGAGCATTGGGATTCTGGAGAGTTTCCTCATTAAACGGCTCCCAAACTTCCTGATAGCCATATGTTTCCATGGTGCTGCTAAATAAGAACAGCTCTAAGTCTGGTAATACCTGTCTAGACTGCTCTATCAAATTAACAGTTCCTATATAGTTTATGCTGCTAAACTCCACAGGCTCGTAGAAGGACTTCTCTACTTCTGTTCTAGCAGCTAAATGTATTACAATATCTGGCTTTGCATCTTCTAGCAAACCACGAACCGCAGAGAAATCTAACAGATCTACACCGTAACAAGAAGGAATAACGCACCTATCTACAGAGTGATATAATCCAACAATGTCGTACCTATTCCTCAATCTCTCCCATAGGGCTTGTCCTATAAATCCAGATATCCCTGTTATAAATAAGCGCTTCATTGGATCTTCCCCTGGTCTATAGTCTGTATAGTATCCTGCACCTTCTTCCTAGGACAGACTTCCTCTAGTCTATTCAGCATATACTTTAAATTATCCACAAATTCTTCTCTACTCATAGAGTCTATTTCTATCCATATGTCCCCCACCCCACTAGTGCCAAACCTATTGCAGGGTTCATATTCTTGGTCCCTCAGCCAGTCGGCATCGAATCTCAGCCCGTAGCGTCCAGGATGATTCCAGAAATCAGATCCTGGTACAGGAGAAAGAACAGCTAAATTCCACTCCTCAGGTTGAGTTTCCTCTATAAGCTTTATAGTATTATCTACAGACTGCTTTGTCTCTCCAGGATTACCATACATAAGATTGGCTCTCACTGGGATACCTACTTCCTTAGCCCACAGAATAGCGCTTTTGTTATCTTCTCTTGTACACCTTTTATTTATTTTCCGTAAGATATCATCATCACCAGATTCTATACCGTAAGTGATATTGGTAAGACCACTATCCTTCATTTCTCTCAACATTCCAACAGTAACTGTGTCAGCCCTAGCCCACACTCTCCATTTTGATTCCCTCTTAGCAAAACCTTTGCAAAACCTCCTCACCCTAGACCGCACCAGAGTAAAGGTGTCATCATAAACCACAAAGGAATTTATCCCGTGCTTATCCCTTATGTAGTCTACCTCTCTAAAGACTCCTTCTACAGATCTCATCCTCACGTTATTTCCAGTAGTCACTTTATCACAAAAATGACACTCGTAGGGACACCCCCTAGCAGTAATTATATGGATAGCATTCTCTCCATGGATAGTGCGCCTGTAGTTATCTAAGCCAAACAGCTCTCTATAGGGGAGAGGGAGATCATCCAAATGTGATTCTCTCCTAAGGTCTGTATAACCAACAAACTTACTGGCTATAATCGTTCCTATAATAGATTCAGCTTCCCCTCTCACTATAGTATCAACTCTGCAGTCTAAAAAATCACTAGGAATAGTAGTAGCATGTGGTCCACCAACTATAACAATAGCTTCAGTTTCTCTCTTTAGGAATTTAATGATCTGAACAGCCCACTTAAACTGCGAGGTGCTGCAGTAAACCCCATAAAAATCAGCATCCAGAGGAATTGCATCAAGAGAAAATTCTTCTACACAAAAATCAATTCCTTTTAGCTCCACCTTACCTTTTAGCACCCCTGCTATATAGCAAAGTCCTAGCTGGGGATTCATTGCAGGTTCCTCAAGGAAAGGATTAGGTGGGTGAATTAATACTACCTTCTTTCCAAGCATTGATAAATTCCTGGAGCTTTCTCGCATCTTCTACTCTCTCTTTAGCAGTATCCCGCCATATTTCATGAACTCTCTCTTTTAAACCCCTGGCTTTGGCCTCTTTATACGTATTGTCAAGCCCCTCTGCTGTAAGACAACAGTGCTTATGCCTAATGCGGAGCTTTGGATTGTACTTCCTTCTCTCTATTCTGTCAGCCACCTCCGTCAACCAAGTATCGTTGTACCAAAAACTAAAATAAGGTGCTACAAAACATCCTACTGTCTCCACCCAGTTTCTATGAATAAACCCGTGGGTAGCTCTATTTTCATTTTTAATTCCGTCCCATCCATGCAGGAGAAGTATCCTATCAGGAACAGCCTCAAACTCAGCTCTTACCATCTTGTCCCACTTGTTAGTCTCAAATACTAAATCATCAGCGCATACCATGCAGATCTCTCTACTAGAGATCTCATAGCATTCATTCCACATCATGCTCCTAATAATCCTATGTCCCACGATGCACCTTATAGAAAACCCTCCGTAGCTACACAACTTATCGAATTTTTTTATACTTCCCGCATCATCGCTGTCTATGTAGAATATCAGTTCTACTCCACTTTTATCAAAGATAGTATCCTTAAGAGATTGTACCAGTCTGCCCATTCCTTTTGGCCTACCCCTAGTAGGACACAATAGAGATATCTTCACTTCTTCTCCTTAATCGGCCCTTCATTCTCATCCAGTGTGTACAGCAAATCCTCATCCAAGGGTGGTTGTAGTTGATCAAACGGATTACTATACTTACTTCTAAGTTTCTTCACATACGTGTCGGTAGACCATTTCAAAACATATCTGCCAGCATACCAGTCGTATAGTTTAGTTGGACTTCTTCTTGGCCCATAAGGAGCAGTAAAGTCAGAGCAAAATCCAAAAGACTTTGGCATTCGTCCTGGTCTAGTAAATTTAAAAATAGCTCCCCCCACATGGAACACGTATTTCTTGCTAAACACTGGGAAATTTAATAAGCAGAATCCTCTGTTGGTGATATACCTGGCGTACCTACCCGCTGCCCAACTCATCGTCTTTGGTTTTTCTGCTATAGGTTCTATTCCATGCTCTTTCCAGCCACTCATTCTACAAGCAAAAGCTGGGCTTCCTGGAGTACCACCACTCCCAGTAGATCTCCCTCCAAAGTGATAGGAGAATTCTTTATCCACAGTAACCAGCTCATTAGTCATTAGCCCCGCTAACTGGCCTATTGCCATAACTCTATCGTGCTGATCAAACAGTTTGGCTATCTCATGTAGCATATTTCTAGAAGCTTTCAGCATAACAGAATCTGCATCGAAGCACAGTACGTAATCAGTAGTAACTTCATTGATCCCACACTGCAATGAATACCCATGCCCAAAGCCTTTCTCTCTAGAGGAGTACTTAGACATGTCTATCCTAGATAGGTCATTGTCATTGCAGTGAAATCCAACTCTATATTCATCAAAGGCAATAATTTTAGTATTCTCCATAGTATCCAGATAATTTAGGTATTCTCTCAGTTTTCCTCTGGGGTTAGAATGGTCATCTACTACAATAATCTCTCTATAGGAATTTGGATCTACGTGGTGTAAGATAGATTCATATGCCTGTCTAAAAAGCTCATACTCCTCATATACTGTTATTACTATGGAGAATCTATCCACTACACTCTCCCAAGTATAGTTCTAAACATATGCCTATAGTGGGCGCTTTGTCCCTTCCAAGTCCACCCAGCTAGAACTGTTTCTCTAGCTTTCCTTCCCATCTCTTTTACTTTGTCAGGATTATCCCTAGCCCATTCCATGATCTTACAATAGTTAGAAACTCCAACTTCATGTACCAACACTCCGTTCTCTTCGGTTATGAATTCAGGAGCATTGCCTATAGGATTAATAACGCTGGGGATACCACAGGCTGCAGCCTCTAGCATGGGGTTAGGAGTACCATCAAGCTTACTTGCAAATACCATGATATCTATTTCCTGATACCACTCCACCATCTTATGCTGTGGCAAAGCGCTTTTATAGCGCCTGAGATTGGAAACTATCCGCATTGGACCAGATCTATAAGCATCACAAAAGGCAGGATGTATCGCATTGGACCAGATCTATAAGCATCACAAAAGGCAGGATGTATTATATCCCAGTACCCTTTCCTAGGAGTGTTCTTCCCGACATGTCCTATAGTGAAATAATCCTTGAATACTCTCTTGTAGTTGGGGTCTCTCTTGTATACTGTCTCATCTACACCATTCGGTATATAAAATGTCTTAGGATAATATCTTTGGGCTGCTTTCACTAGCAATTGGCTATTGGCATGGAACCACATCACTTCCTGCCTATACTTATTCATCTCCTCATCCATACCAAGAAAGTGGGCAGTTATACCACTCACCCTCTTACGTATAGGAACCTTCTCCAGCATCCCAAGGAACCTAGGAGCAAAAGTAAAATAAATGTCGAAATCACCTAACTTCTTTATATCTATCTTCCCTTCCTGAAACCTATACACGACAACAAAATCGAACTCATCACTGAGATGCTTTACTATCTGTTGGCACTTGAAGTCCCAGGCCCAGCCCTTAACGTCTGCAATCAGCAACACTCTTGCTTTGCTCATATCCTCACCGCCCAAATACTGCCAGGAAATATCTCTACAGCAGATCCAAATATCTCATCCACAGCTTGCACTACACCAGGAAACCTTTTTGAGTAATCATGTCCAGTCAAAAGCCCACCTTTTCTTATCAAGCTCTTCCAGCATATTATATCTTCTCTTACCGCTTTATGCGTATGGTCGCCATCAATAAATCCAATATCAAAGTATTCTCCAAAACCCTTAGCTATACTGAAAAACTCCATAGACGTAGCTCTAACTACTCTCAACTTCCTATAGTAGAGCATTAGCCTAGCAGTATAGAGGTAATACTTATCCCAGTTCTCCTGGGACCAGCTTCTCCGCTTGGTTCTCTCTACAGTAGTCCAGGGATCTATAGCCCAGTACTCTGTAATTACCTCATCGCAATAGTGTAAGATGGCTTTGCAAGTCTTTCCCTTTAGAACACCTATCTCAATAAACTTCCCTCCCCCCTCGTTCATCACTATATCAACTAGCACAACTCTATGATTCCGCATTATAAGCCTTTGCAATAGCCTTATCTTTCTCGTCAGGCAATCTCTCTCCACGCTTCAGCATCTTCCAACTCTTACGCTCTATATGAGGCCACTTATTCTCGGCAAAGGGTATTATATCCTCAATCTTCTTAAATACTTCCTCTGGGGATATAGAGTAATCCTGAGTCTCACTAAAATAGCAGTCAGCACCAGACCAATTGTAGTATTTACTGTGGCGTACAGGCTCACATCCCCACATGTAGGTAGTAACACCTTGCCCCAAAGCTATTAGTGGGAGAACACTCTGGCTACCCACAGCAAGTTTGCAATCCCTCAAAGCTGCTACTAGAACGTTCAGTAGATTATCCCTAGACATATTCATTATGTTCACTATATTGTCACTGTTCTTAGTACACACTCCAGTACAAAAACTCATACTGGGGTCGCCTCCTATAACTACTCCGTAGTTGGCGTTTATTAGCATGTCTATTAGCCTTACATATCTATCCTCTCCCCAATCTCTTATATCTCCTTTTCTCCTAGGGAATACTGCTACTATAGCTTCTACCCCACCCATCTTTTGCTTCTTTAGGCTTTCCCATATATATACAGCTTCCCTTCCTGGCCTCAGAGTAGCCATATGCTGCTCTTTGTACTCGTACTTCCGCTTAATTCCTATAGGATGCCTTATTACATCGCAGGAGACACCGTACTTCTGATAGACAACTCTCTGCGCCCATCTACCTAACTCATCGAAATCACTATCTTTAAACTTGGTAAGTCCATAACCATGGAAATTTCCAAAGTCCACACCAGCATCCCTTTTCAACACAAACCAGAAATTATGGTGGATATAGCCGTCACAGAAGTCGCTGTACAGGATATCACGCCCATCATGGGTGCAGACAAAATAGGGCGCTGAGCGCTCATTTTGCCTAGCTATTTTCCGACAATAACCAGACCATCTCAAGTACTCCCAGCCCAGTTCAGCCACTCCTAAAAAAATAGTGCCGTTTTCACTCATATGGAACACCTATGTAATCTAGTATATCCCCTATACCAAGCTTATGTATGCAATAGTCATATATTTTAGGGTGAGTATGTCTCATAGATTGAAATCTATTTGGTTCTTTCTCCAAATGGATTCCAAAACAACAAAACATGCAGCCTGTTGTTTCTATTCCTTCATCATATATCTTACAATAAGGGACAGAGTAGTCTCTCAAGTACCTCCAGATATCCTTATTAGTCCAATAACTAAGTGGGTAGGAAGTAGGCTCTATTCCACTAAAGTTGTTGCTACACTTTATAGAGAGGAATAAATTAGTTCTAGCCATAGAGTCCTCAGCCTTAACTGCCACCATAGCTTTTCTGCCAGTTTCGTAAGCGTATTTGCGAAGAGGTTGCTGCTTTATAAAGTAGCAGCATTTAGCAGAAGTATTAAAGGGAGCATCTATTAAACTGTGCCATCTTTTAGGCAGCTTCCATCTAGGAGCATAATACCCTTTCTTAGTGATCCCTTCCAGATACAAATTACAACTAGCCTTATTCTTCTCATTTCGCATCCTCAAACGAGCAATTTGCCTAGCCACCTTCTTACTTACTACAGGATACCCATATTCCTTTATTACTCTAATAAAAGGCTTTTTTGGTTTCAGCCAAGTAACATTATCTATCGTCTTAACAAAAGCCCTTATTTCAGGATATTCCAATCCACTATCTATAAAAGCGGCAGGAACATCAGGATATATAGACCGCACCAAATGCAATAGAGCAGTTGAATCTTTTCCTCCAGAGAAAGATACAGATACACCACCACCCCATATCTCATACCAATCCCTTATTCTGTCTTTACTCCATTTTATTTTCTCTTCCAGAGAACTACTTTGCCTATGTTTCAATACTAATTTATCTGGATTTATTTCTCTATACGGCCTTCTAGCACTAAGCACCCACTCACAATTATCTGGGCTGAATCCTTTATTCTTATCAACCATGTTTAACGATATATTTTTAGCCCCAAACATATATGCAGCTATTAAATAGCTTAGCCTCATATCATCTCTGAAGTTCTTATATTTATTCCATCTACTACAAACCTTAATTCCTTTCTCTCCATATAGGTAGTAAAGGCTACTATTAGGATTACTGCACTTCTGCTTCATATCTCGCCAACAGTAATAAAATGGAGTATTACTTTCTCCATGTGTTTTTACGAATATTCCTTTTTCGTTTCTACGCCTCATACCATCTACCTGCTATCTCTGGATACCGCCTCAGCTTGCTAAAATGATGAGCCACAAAACGCCAGAATCTATACGGACCTTCTCTTAATACCTTCCTCAGCCTTTGAATACTGCCTATAGGCAACTCCTCTTCACTAAAAGAGGCTATCCCTACTCTATCGTTCATAATAGTCCCACATCCACATAGAGCACCTTCTACAATAGTCCTACCAGCAGCTTCTAGAGCTACAGGTAAGTGAATAACATGAGCGCTCTCAGAGTAGATCTGCGGCAGCATCTTGTAAGGCACAGGACCATGTATACTTATATTCGGTCTAGCGGACAGCAGCTTGCCACTAGTGCCGTCAGCATACTTAGTGTACACATCTATTGTATGAGTAGGATTGGCTACAGCCCACTTGTAGATATTTAGCATTCCCTTACTGGAAACCAACCTACCAGTAAGATTTACTACAGAATTTATTCTACGTGGCACATCTCTAGGATAAAAGAAATCAGTGTCAATAGGTGGGGTCAATATGTGAGTCGGATTAATCACCTCTCCCAGATGCTCCAAGAAGTTGTTCCTGTGCATAGGAGAAATGAATACATTTAAAAATGAACGGTTGAACCATGTTCTGGCAAACCTCGGCCTAGCTGTATCTTCCCCTATAATATCTCTGTGGTCATGGGAATAGATTGCGTATGGCTTACCGCATTCCCATACAACTTTAAGCAAGAAGTGGAATAGTTGTGTATCAAAGCAGTAAAAATTGTTGAATATGATAAAGTCAGAAGATGCTACCCAATCCCTATCAAATGATTGCGGAGTAATTACCTTTACGGAGAATCCAAGCTCTATTCCCCTACGGATAACCTGGAGGTTGGATAATTCGGCTCCCCCTAATATTTCTGCATCTTGAACCCAAGCTACTTTTCTATAGCAATACTCACTTTGTCCGTACCATTGGGGTCTGGGGAGGAAGCTTTCTTTTTCTTCTTTTTCTTGGGTTCTTCCTCCACTACGGACAAAGGGTCTGGTAGTGCCGCCCCCTTAGCAGCAGGAGGACTGCCTATCATCTTATCAACCGGAGGTCCATCAAATCCTGTGGCTCTAGCCCTTGCTTTATTCTGCTTTATTAATCTCGCTGCGTCCGACATAGATACGGTTATCGTTCTTTTCCCGTATCTCCTGATTAGAGATCTATCCATAAGTTCTATTTCTACTGTAGACATAACCACCTCCGCTAGGAACTCCAAAAATATATAAACCTCTGCCTAGCACTAAAAAAGCTACTAGGCAGAGGGAAAATTAGGTGACAGTTATTAGGTGACAGCCAGAGTAGCCACATTCTCTTGAGTAACAGGCTCTCTACGACCCCTAGCCAGATTACCTATGATGCAGAGCACACAGGAAGCGACTGTCACATCGAAATTCAATCTGACAAATCTCTGGAAGTCACTCACCTGGGCAATCCAACAGGCAATACCAGACGCTTGGGTGGCATTCGCCAGCGTCTTGTGGGTAGTATACACACCGTTACTGGTGGCACAATGCTGAACCCTTACCGTTACTACACCACCTGCTCCCCAAGTACCCATAATGAGGGTGAGGAGCATGTTGGTGGGGTTTGATCTCCCGTGCATCGTATCCCAGTTGGCTGTAATAATACCAGTGTTAGTGGTATAGGTAGCTGGGACCACGAAGGGGATAATCTTTTCGTTATTTACCCTATCACGCTTCATACTCATGGTTATTCACCCCCCTTATTAGCTAGCGGTAGCAACATCGTCTAGGACAACGAAGGCTTCAGGAATAGAGCACTGCCCATCCAAACGACCACTCACCCGCACCGCAGTCTTGTTGCTGCGGAAGAGATAGTGAGTGCTGCTATCCATGGTAAAGTTCTGCCGATCACCGACATAGTAGTAACGCAGATTAGCCAAAATGACATCACCCTTGGTTCCCATCGGGTAAGTCTTCCCATCAGCTCTAATGACAGGATAGCCAAGCATCTGCGGGACGTACCCATCAGCCAGATTGCTATAGAACTCCTGCAGGAGGAGAGCATTACCAGTATCTCTCTCATTCCTGAGAGCGCCCTCGACCTGCTTGTTGAGCAACCACACTGCCCCAGCATCAAAAACGCTAGGAAGCATAGTTCTCATAGCATTGACATCGGTGAAGGTAACTGTACCAGCAGTCTGCCGATTCACGGTAAGAACAAGGGGATCACTTACGATACCTAGAGGCTTGTTGGCACCATCACCTCTGATGAATTCCTTATCGGTCTGCCAAATCCACGCTGAGCGGAAAAGAGCAGTAAGGAAGTTCATAATGTTGATAACACTGTCAGAGATAAGGATGTTGGTGAGAGCAGTGTAGCCACTCAATTCATGAGCAATCAGTTCAATGAACTCAAAAGTGGGTTCCGTCTCAGTCTTGGTGCCACCTTCCTCTGTCCAGGTGAAAATTACCCCTGCGTGGTGGTCATAGTCATCACCAGCTATACCATCGGGGCGCTGGGCCAACTTGGGCATTCCCAGCTTATCTGTAGTCATAGGCCAAATGGTAGCTCTGGGCCACACTACTGCTGGCTCGGCATCGTACATCAATAGGGTGGCACGAAATTCCTCAGGGACTAAATCATAACCTCTAAGCTTTCGCCTAAAGCCTGACTGTATCTTCAGCTCTACTAGGCTGTCCGTTGAGATAATGATGTACTGCTCTCTCCAAACGGATTTCGCTTTTCTTACGAGCTGCCATACGTGCAGTCGATGAAGCCCCTCTAGCAGATAGCCTTCCACACTCATCCAGGATCTCCAATTGACGGTATGTGAGAGGTTTACAAGTACCAGAGTTTAATCTGCCAGCACCATCTATCTTGGGCATAGGACTAGGTTCTTGATTCAACCTAGACTCACAGAACTCTAGCACTAACTCAGCCCTCTTCTGCTTATCACCAGATAGATAAGGAAGAAGAGGAGTGAGCAATTTGATCATCTTTCTCATGTGCTTTACCTGCACTCTGTAATGATCTCTGTTACCTCTCTTCTTAGCATTATATGAACGGATATATGGATTGAGACCCAGCTTCCGCATGATATCTCTAGCTTTGAGAATTATCTTCTCATCACAATTTGAGATATGCATCATTGCAGTAGCTCCATTATCAATCCTTTGGGTCTTATAATTATTGTTTTTCACTATCCCTATATATCCATCACCGTCAATGAATCCTGCCAACCACGCTATCTCGGCTAGAGTCGCCTGCTGATTGTCCATTTTGTCCTCCTTGGGACTCATACCTTGCATTGTCACCTTAGTAGTAGCAAGGTCTTTAGGAGTTTCCAGCAACGAAGTATGGTTTATGGTGGGCATCTAGTGTCCCTTTAAGCTGCCTTGGCTATCTCATAGCCATCAGCCATATCTAGTTCATACCCGCCTTGGGGATCAGTTGACTCCTGAAGAGTCTTCCCTACCTTAGTACCCTTGCTAGCCAGGAGCTGGCTAAAGTCTCTAGCCCATGCAGCCACTTCCTCAGAGCACCGTATCCAGGGAGCGTGTTTCCTACTGAGATCCAGGATAGACCCCTGAGGAGTGGCAATCATCTGACCGCCCATACTCCTTGACATGGGTAGCATTTCCCGAACCATCTGGTCGCTTGTAGTGCCACTCGGCTGACCAAGAGTAGGGGTAGCAGCTAACGTCTCCTGAAGCTCACTTACCGCATTTGCAATAGCACTGTCTATGACCTTCCTGAGTGGAGAATCATCAGCAGCTACCATAGCTCCCAACTGTCCCCCAATAAGCTCATTGAGGATAGTCTTAATTTTTTCACGATCCATACAGAACCCCTCCTTTACTCCAGATTACCAGAGGCTTCTCGCATCTTGCGTTTAACTACATCTCCTACAGCAGCCCCCAGTTGCTCCGTAAGGACTTCAGATATTATATCTGAAAATTCGTCACTGTCAGCATCCACGATAACTCCGTCATCTAACACAATTTCAGTAGCAGTAGCAGCTTCATCACGAATAGATTCAAGCACCAATCCAACATCAGCAAGAACTGTCTCTTCCTCGTCAGGCTGAACATCTAGTTCAGGAACGGGTTCTAGCTTATAGTTCTTCTCTAGCAGTGTGGCTATAGTGTATATAGCCTTTTCAAATCTGTCTCTATCAGCCACGTTAAGAAGTACCTCTTTGCCTATTTCTATACCGAACTCTTTCAACTTTTCCACATCGAAAGTAATCTGTCCTAGCTCAGTGTTGATTATAAGAGCACCCTCCTCTAGGACTATACTCTCAGGTTCCCTTATCTTTACCAATACATCTTCCACATTGTCAACAACTTCTTCTACATTGTCCTCAGTATCATCTGTGCTAGCAGTAGTGGTAGGAACCTCTACGTCTGTACTGGGTGTATTAAAATCCCCAGAAGGTTCAGCATCTGTTGATGCTGAGGTTATACTAGCGCCATCTAGATTTAATTTAAACTCCCCATCTTCTCCTATTTCTAGTCCTACGGAATTGCCAGTAGAGGTTCCTACCAAAGTGTTTATCCTATTGTCGGACAACCCACTCTTGGATAGCCATACTGCTATCCTCTCCTCTTCAAAATCTGCTGGAAAAATATATCCAACGACTTTGGCTATGGAGGAAACTGAAGCCCCGTCTTCTCTAGCCATTTCCCTGCCATTTATTGTTCTCACCCCATCCCCAAGTTTATAAGAGACAAAATCCATAAACTTGCTTGGATCTTCTATGGGGAACCACTGACCCCCATCAGGCATGGTGGTTTTAATAGCAGGGAACAGGCATTTGGCTTCTACATCAGTAGGGATGCCCATAGCCTTAATGTCAGCCAAGGCTTCTGGATGCATGGGAATAGGAGCAGCGCTCATCTCTAGAAGCTCCTGCTTCTTGAAATGCATACCGCCCCAAAAACCAGCCCTGGCTTTTTCTTCATCTGTCATCTCATCTCTACTACGCATCTCGTATTCCAACGGTAGAAATCCTACAGAAAAACCTTTCATAAACTTTTTCTTGTAGCTCTGGTACACAGTATCCGCAAACTCATGATCATCGAAGACAGCACGAAAGATCATCTTCTTTGTCCTGGGCTTCACTTCTATCTCAGGAACTCTGAAGATAGGTAGCTGCTTGTAATCATGCGCCCACATACCCACTGGATTCTTGATGAAGTTGTCTAAGACCCACCCTTTGTGGTCTACAATATCCTCCATCCTGTCAGGGTTCCCCGTACTGCCTATGGCAGTAAATGACCTCTCCTCATCATCAAACTGCTTTAGCTCCACATCCCCTGGATCAAAATCAGAACCCATAACAGTTTCGCCACGAAGGACAACTTCCTTAAGAACCCCATCCCTCCCCTTCTGCATAATTTTATAAGCCATTTGCCTACTCCTTATCTGTAGGAACCTTTACCGTATTGTTTTCTGATTTCCGAACTCGCCTATACACTTTTCCAGCCAAAAATTTCAGCAACCTGTCCCTAAAACTATTCCTACTCAAACCATCCTTGATACTATCTACATACAGACTTTTTACTTCCTTACCCAACGATGTACGTTCTAGTCTCTTCTGGGCATATTCCTCAGCTTTATCGTAGGACCACCCGTTTGTATTAGCTAGAGCCTTATCGTAGTCAACCACAATCTGGCGTATAGCCCTCTCCATAACTACAGTAACTGCCTTGTCTGACTCATCCCCACCAGGATCATTCTCAGGATCATACTCAGGATCATCCGAACCAGACCCAGGCCGATCTCCACCACCTTCTGGATCTTCTATCTCGCCAGCCATCCCTAGAGGGATCAGCTTGTTGTCAATGAGGATCACATCTCCTCCTTCTACAGGCTTCCTACCATCCCACCAAACACGCAATTCGTTGGGAGTATTTATAGGAACTCCGTTGCCCCTTAGCTCTAGCTCTTTTAGATCCATCTCCCTATCTCTAGGAACTGGGTTATCGTGCTTCATCTCAACTAAGTTGGTAAATTCCCATATGAGCTGCTTAGTAATCTCCACATCCCACAGCTTACACCTGGGGGCAATAGCTTCCTCGTTGAACGCAATATCTATACCTTTTTGGTTGGCCCTATTGATATCTTCAAACAAACCTAGTTTACCTTCAGGTACTCTATAGGCAGATAGGATCTTCTCCTTAGTCCATTTGGCAGTCTCTATGAACTGGAAGTCTTTGTTGCTCATAGTTATAGGAACTACCTTCAGCCCACCAGATGCCACCACTGGTTGATACGATCTGTCGTATCCACCATACGCTTTAACCCATTGGTCTTTAAGCCTGGTAGCACCTTCCTCGTCAAGGTTTCCCTCATGTTCCAAAATAAAGTCCACCCTAGCAGAATTCTTGAAGAATCCTCTCTCGTACACTTCTAGGTAGTAATCTATATCAGTAGCATACGCCTGGGATTGAATGGGTGAAAACCCATCCCATAAACTCTCTGGGTGGGGATATCGCAACCAAATTATATTCTCTATAGGAAAAATGTATAACTCGTCCTCAATTCTGAATTTAAACCCGTTGGGGGGTTTTAGAGGGTTATTTTCAGGGCCATTTATACCATGATACTGGTTCATATCCAAAGGCCATAGTTCCCACACTTTCCCCAGCTTATTTCTTACTTTCAAAATGGCTGCTTTGCCACATAGGTCCAACTGAACTTGGCACCAAGCTTTGATAAAACTGAACGTCATGTAGTTATTTGGATAAAGGATAGGCTTAGTTATGGCTTTGTAGTAGGGACTGCTAGGGAGTAACTCCTGCTTATTATCTGTACGATAGAAGTTGAAATCGACTGAAGAGAAGCGATCAGAGATACAATCCACTGCGCTAAACACCCAACTTCTATACTCCTTTATCTGCTTTCTAACATCCTTCTTGTAGTCCCTTCCAGTATCCTGCCGCTCCCTTGCAAAAAAGGTCTCCAACTCTGCCCATGACTTCCCAGAGATAGAAGATGGTGGAGCAGTCATCAAACTAGTATCAGCTAAAGATATAGAAGATCCTCTTATTGTAGACATCTCTATTTACTCCTAGACTCTCTATAGACAAGTTTGCCTTCTTTATACGCTTCTTCTAGTCCCAATGCAGTAACCAATGCAGCAACTTGAAGTTGAATTCTAAATAGAGAGCTATTAGGGTCTTTTATATCTCTATCAAAAACCCCGTCATCAAAAGAAAACCCTAGCTCTTTCACTAGGGTTCTAAAGCGAGCTTCCAAATCTTTGAGGTTATAGACTGACCCATTGTCTGAAATCCTGTGGCTTTCTACTATCTCCAGTCTTCTCTTCAGTTCACGAATCTCTGTCTTCAAGACTTCTATTTCCACTCTAGCGTTCTGATCTCGCATAAATCCTCCTCGTAGGAATTCTAGTTACCTCGCTCACTACTGTCAAGAATAATTTCTACAATGTTGCCAATGTCCAAAACTACTACCTAAAAAACCTCTAAGAATAGCTCTCTACTTGGTATTGAACGTCAAAATAAAAGGTCTATAGTCAACACTTTGGGTTCCTTTACTAAGATTACAACTCAGACACAGCGGTTGTATATTATCTATAAAATCAGGACCTCCATGCACAAGAGGAACAATATGGTCCCTGGTTATTTCTCCATAAGAGACAGTATCATCACACGCCAAACACTTGCATCCGTACAAATTGTATATCCTCACAAATTCCCTTTCCGTGAATGAACCTTCAGCGGCTAGTTTTCTACTCTTCCTCCTCCTCACCCCTTCAAGACAAATTCCCTTGTTGCTATAATAGTAATCCCTCCTAGCTTGCCTACGGACTTCAATGTTATCTCTATAGTATTTCCTACCCCTCTTAAGGCATAATTCTCTATTGGCCTCTCTCCACCTCTTATTGACTCTCTTCCTAACGACTTTAGCCCTATCAGTCTTTATATATCTTCTCTGGTAATCTCTCTTATAATCTACATATTCAGGAGTACCCTTAATCCTGTAATACCTCTCCTTATCTTTAGCTCTTCTAGCTTCTCTCTGCGCCTCCGTATACGTCCTAGTTAAGTGGTACTCCCTACCATAGGCTTTATGACATTCTTTACACCACGTATGCAACCCATCTTTCCTATTCTTAGAGAGGTAGAAATCCTGGAAAGACTTCATTTGCCCACAACTACCACACCATTTTGCTATAACTATAGAAACCATTAGCGATCTCTGCAATAAACACGCCCATAGTCAAATTCATGCTTAGATCCATCATCTAACGTCAAAACGAAAGTCAACCTGTACCTACCAGCCCCATTAGTGGTGGGCCATTGAAGACTCACTGTTATAACGAAATTTGATCTGCTACTGGAATCAATAAGATCAGCAGAAGCATCAGTTCCAGTCTCATCGTATTTGTATGCTTTGAGTGTATAGCTTGATATAGTCCTCCCGTATGGAAGAAATCCATCATCGGCTCCAATGGCACTACAAACAGTTACGGTGAATCCATATGCCTTCTTGTCATCATTGGGCTGGATCTCTATTTTCTTGTTTCCCTGAATATTCGGCATCTCTCACTCTCCTACCCTGGAGTCTTAGTGGTAAAACTCAAATCTGTTTCTTCAGTAATTAACCCACATGGTCTGCTCTTAGTAACAAAGTTGAATGTGACACTCTTAGTAAAAAATACTATTATAGGCACAGCAGCACCCACAGAGCTAGAACTGCTCAAGGAAGAAGAGCTTGAGGACTCTGAGCTGGAGCTGCTGGATTTTGAGCTGCTGGAAGATTCAGAGCTGCTACTACTGCTAGATAGTGAACTGCTAGAGCTACTACTGGATTCACTACTACTAGAGGAGCTACTAGATAGTGAGCTACTAGAAGAGCTGCTAGACTCTGAGGAGCTGCTGCTACTGCTAGACTCTGAGGAGCTGCTGCTACTGCTAGACTCTGAGGAGCTACTAGAGCTACTAGATAGCGAACTGCTAGAAGAGCTGCTGGATTCGCTAGAGCTAGAACTGCTGGACGACCTGCTAGAACTAGAACTGCTAGAGGATTCTGAGCTACTGCTACTGGAGCTAGATATACTGGAGCTAGAACTACTACTAGATTTGCTAGAGCTGCTGCTGGAACTAGACTCACTAGAACTAGAGCTAGAACTGCTAGAGGAGCTGCTCTCAGAGGAACTACTGCTAGATAGGGGAGTAGCAGAAGAAGAGCTGCTAGA